GAACAAGCTACGGACTGAGCCGTACATTTACCAAGTTCCTTATCTATGAGGGCATACTGATTATTAGCGCCTGCATAGATATGCTGATACACTTCGTGGTGTATAGCATGACGGACAAGGTGTATCTAGTTCCTGTCATGTGCTGCGGCATGGGCATAGTGCTATGCGCTGTCGAGGGGTGGAGCGTCTATGAGAAGGCAGAGGATAAGCAGAGAAAGAAGATTGCTGACGTGGCTACAGTGGCAGCGGCTCTCGCTGACAAGGAGACCTTGAAGGAGGTTATCGCAGAGGCTATCCGCAAAGCAGCCGAAAAATAACTGTACGACATTTTTATAGGTTTGAATTTTACTAATTGCCCGTCACGGTTCGTGATGAATAGTGACGTTTTAACTAAAACTGAGGAGGAAAAGAAATGAAGATAACAGAAGATATTCTAAAAAAGATAATGCCCAATGTAGAGAAGAACATTCAGGCTAACCCATACTTCCGTGGCTATAAGATTGGGGATATAGTTCGCTACCTGAATAAGTATGCGGAGGAGTTTGACATCGACAACGCTGCTCGCTGGGCACACTACCTGGCACAGATAGCACACGAGTCTGCTGAAATGCGTTACACCAAAGAACTCGCTTCGGGTGTCGCTTACGACACTGGCAAGTTGGCGAAGCGTCTGGGTAACACCCCTGAGGCTGACGGTGACGGTCAGCGTTACAAGGGTAGGGGATTTATCCAACTGACAGGCAGAGCTAACTATGAGGCATACAAGAAATATTGTGGATTTGACATTATTAAGAACCCTGACCTGCTGGCGCAACCTGTGGGTGCTATACGTTCGTCTATGTGGTTCTGGCGTACCAACGGACTGAACCAGTTGGCTGACGCTGGTCTTTTTCGTGAAATCACGAAAAAGATAAATGGAGGCACAAACCATATAGAGAAGCGTCATGAGTATTTGCTGCGTGCTGAGAATGTGCTGAGAAAATTCTAACTACTATATATAATAAGGTATGGCAAACAATAACCAAACATATACTACCACCGTTGTCATCAACGACGCTCAGGCTAAGCGTCAGGTGCAAGAAATGGAGAAAGAGATACAAGGGTATCGCAAGGAAATGGATAAGGCTTACTCTTCTGGCAATAAAGCTCTGGGTGATGCCTATGCTAAGAAGATTAAGACCACAAACAAAGAGTTGAACCGTCTGAAGTTGGAGACTATGGACGTGAACAAGATACTCAATAACCTCTCCGACGCTTCTCTCAATCAGTTGCAGAAGGCTGCCAAGTCTCTCAATTCACAGATGAAGAACCTCTCTACCTCTTCAGACGAATTCAGGAAGAAGGCTGAGCAGTTAAAGCAGGTCAACACAGCTCTTGCTAATGCAAGGGCAGAATACCGTGCTTCCTCTTCATGGACCTCCAGACTGGCTGACGGCTTCAACAAGTGGCAGGGTGCTATAATAGGTGCTGCAGGTGCTATCACGGGTATTACCATGACAGTGCGTAAGTCCGTCGATGCGTATGCTTCTATGGAGGAAGCAATGGCAGACGTACGCAAGTATACTGGCATGACGGACGAGGAAGTACGAGAGCTCAACGAGGATCTTAAGAAAATGGACACAAGAACCTCCCGTGAGGAACTGAATGCTCTTGCTGGTGACGCTGGTCGTCTGGGTATTCAGGGCAAGGAGGCTATACTCGAATTCGTCGATGCAGCAGACAAGATACACGTGGCTCTGGGTGACGACCTTGGAGAGAGTGCTGTGCGCGACATAGGCAAACTGTCTCAGACATTCGGTGACGCTGACAACATGGGATTGCGTGGCGCTATGCTCGCTACTGGTTCTGCTGTCAATGAACTGGCTCAGTCATCTTCTGCAGCTGCTGGCTATATCGTTGACTTCACGGCTAAAATCGCTGGCTCTGCTAATCAGGCAGGACTGGCTCAGACTCAGGTAATGGGTTATGCCAGTGTGCTTGACCAGAACATGCAGCAAATGGAGGTGTCATCAACGGCTCTCTCACAGCTCCTGACTAAGATGTTCCAGGATCCAGCGAAGTTTGCTCATTTGGCAGGCGTGGAGGTAGGCAAGTTCTCTGAACTGCTACGCACCGACGCTAACCAGGCACTCCTTACTTTCCTCGGCAGCATGAAGGCTAAGGGTGGCTTCGATTCCCTTGCGCCAATGTTTGCAGAAATGGGCTTGTCAGGACAGCGTTGTGTAGGTGTTCTCTCTACACTTGCTACCAACCTTGACGAGATTAAGACACAGCAGGAGATAGCTGCTCAGGCATTCAAGGAGGGCACGTCTGTGCTATCGGAGTTTGACGTGCAGAACAATACCGTGCAAGCTGGATTAGAGAAGGCAAAAAAAGCGTTCAACGAGATTGCAGTGGAACTTGGTTACAACCTCTATCCTGTGGCCAAGTATACAATTACAGGCTTCAGCGTACTGACCAAGGTGCTTCTCGCCTTTATATCGGTGATTAAGAACTGCCATGTCACTATCATGGCTGCCACCGCTGCTCTTGTGCTTTGGAACGCTGCAGCTATTAAAGCCCTTGTCGTAGAGAAGGTGACCACCGCTCTTAAAGCGACTAAGGCTGCTTTTATTGCGTTGTCTAATGCTCTAAAGGTTAATCCTTGGGTTCTTTTCATATCTGGATTAGCTACCGTTTCTGCTGGTATCATTGAGTTTATTTCACGTACAAAAGATGCAACAAAGCAGACGGGCGCTCTTAGCGACGCAGCCAAGCGTCAGAAGGAAGCACAAGAACAGGTAGGAAAGAAGGCCTCGGAACTGGTATCTAAATATAGGTCACTTCAGATACAGTGGAAGGCTCTCTCTACCGAACAGGAGAAGAATGCTTGGATTAAGAAAAACCAGCAGGCATTTGCGGAACTCGGCATTTCCATTAACAATGTCAACCAGGCAGAGAACTATATGGTAAAGAATGCCAAGAAGGTTACTGATGCTCTCAAATCTATTGCCGAAGCTGCTGTATGGCAAGAGAAGTTACAACAGGCAGTGCAAGAGAAAGCTGAGTGGGAGCAGAACACCAATGGACGTGTCAAGTTCAGGAAAGCGGACAATCAGTTATACGGAAATCTGTCTGATGCCGAAAAGCAGGGATTGAAAGATGCAGGCATAGAACGTGGAGGGGGTTCAAGGCTCACTCAACAGGAGATAAACTATGTCAACTCTATGAGGCTGAAGGCTGCCAGGACTACATACCAAAAGTCAAGAGATATGTTCGACAAGGAAATTGACTATGCAGCTAAGAAACTGGCAGACGTATCAAGTAAAATTGAGGACATTGAAGGTATGACTCCACCTGCCCCCTCTGGGAATACCTCTGGTGGCGGTTCTGGTTCTGGCACCACTGACAATCCGATGAAAGTTAAAGAGCAAGAAATTCAAGACACCTATAACAAGCAACTGCTCTTACAGAAGGAAGTTCTTGCTGGAGAACTGAACAATGTGGAACTCACTGCAGAACAGAAGTTGCAGGCTGAGAAGGACTATAATGCAGATGTGTACGCTCTCAGTCAGGAACGCTATGCTCGTCTCCGTGACTTATATGCCAAGGAGTCCGTGGAATGGAACCAGTGGGAAGACAAGAGGCTGACCGAGCAAGTGGCGCACGATAAAGAAAGACTCCAGACTGAGGCGGATATGCTTAAAAAGAAACTGGAGCAGCAGATAAAACTAGAGGAAGACGCTAAGAAAAAAACGCAAGAAATCAAGGATAGCGCACTGGATATCGTTGGCCAGGAAGATGACGATCTTAAGCGTATGGAGCAGCAGCTTGCCCAACAGGAAATGATACTGCGTGATTTCCGCGACAAACAGTTGATATCAGAAGAGGAATATCAGACAGCCCTCGACGCTATACGCGACGCTCATGGTGAGATAAACAAGCGTCAGGTTGCCAAACAGATTCAGACTACTAAGGAGAAAGTGGAATTTGCACTCCAGCAGGTATCATCTATCATTTCTGGAATAGCTGCGAATGTTTCCGCGTCATACGAGGCCGAGAAAGCAGCCATTCAGGAGCGTTACGACGCAGAGATTGAAGCTGCTCGTGAGGCTGGTAAGGACACAACTCAACTGGAGAAGCAAAAGAGAAAGGAAATACAGGCAGTTGAACTGAAGCAGATTGAAGCAGAGACGAACGCTCAGCAGGCTCAGGCTCTCATCAATATTGCCATGGGTGTTACTAAGGCTATTGCCGAATATGTCTATCCTTACAACGTTATAGTAGCTGCTATCACTACGGCAATGGGTATGGTGCAACTTGACACAATTCGCAAGCAGGCAGAAGCTCGTAAGGCTGCTATAAGTGGTGGCTACTATGCTGGTGGCTTCACTGGCGGCAAGGACTACCACCGTGAGGCTGGCGTGGTTCATGAAGGTGAGTTCGTTGCTAACCATGAGTCTGTCAACAACCCTGCTATCATGCCCCTGCTCAATCTGATAGATAGTGCTCAGCGCAACAACACTGCAGGTACTCTTACTCGTGAAGACATTGCTCGTCAGCTTGGTACCACGCAGCAAGCTCCTCCTGTTGTGAATGTGCAGACAGACAACCGTCAGCTGGAAGGCACTCTTAACAAGGTGACTGACGCTGTATCTGAGCTGTCTCGCCAGATAGAAGACGGAATAGAGACAAATATCTCTATTCAGGAACTGGAGAAGAAACGTAAAACCTACAACAAACTTATTGGAGCATGATACTGATATACCTTGACGGTACCCTCGTAGTCAGCGACAGTACCAAGACAATAAAGATGACCAAGGAAAATCCTGGTCTGACCAAGAAAGGCGAATACTCGTTGGAGATAGAATTCCCAATGAGTATTCCTACCAACAAGAACTTCTTTGGTCCAATTAACAGAAGTGAGGTCACCAATATAACCGTTACACACTCGGCTGAGATATACGACGGTAGCAGGTTACTCGTCCGTGGACAGAGTATAATTACTTCTATCACCGACGACACTGCCAAAATTCAAGTTAAGACTGTGTTCGGCAATACCCTAGAGGTTGATGAACGATACATAGACGAAATTCAACTTGGTTATGTAACCTTCAACTACAAACCAGAATTCCCCGCTTCTGAGGCATACCGAATGAATATTGTGGAGGGTGATCCTCACGACACACAGTCTTCCTCTATTGGCTATGCAGGAAAATATAGAGCTCTTCTTGGTATAGCTTTTGGCATCAATAAACAAGCTACGACGCAAGAGGAAATACCCACTTGTGACGGTGTTGTTGTTGAAGAAGACGGAACTAATGAAATCCACTGTGCGTTGCCTGAGAGAGTTGGGCTCAATCACCTTGGTGAAGACGGCAAAATAATATTTATCCCCGTCTATGACACCACCAACGGCAAAGAAGTGAACCGTCAGAGGTTCATGGGCTACGAGCGCCTACAGGAACCTGAAGCTATGCAGGTTAATTTCAAGTGGCTCATTGAAAGGATATTCACGAAACTCGGCTACACTGTTGATTGGACAGGACTAAGTATGGATAGTGGCCTACTTAATAGCCTCTATGTCGCAAATGCTTGTATCTCTTGCGAGATAAGACATACTCTTCCTCACTGGACAGTGAGTGAGTTTGTTAATCAGCTGGCAGTCTTCTTCAATCACACGATATACGTTTCTGGTTCTGAAGTCAAGTTCATAAGCAACGCGCTCCAGCTAACCGCCATAAACAAATTAGATATCGAAGACGGTATAGAGAAAGAGATTAGTGAAGAAGCGGAAAACATATCTTTCGCCACTACGCACAATGTTGAATACGAAAAGTCCGAGGAACACGACTATGACTTCGTCGACCAGGACATCATGGACTCTTTCGAACATATCGAAGTAGAGTCAGAAGCAGCAGCAGAGAATGTAGGCAACAGCCTTAATACTGAATTCGAGGAGGTAGGCGACACTACAGAACATGGTTCGTTTAGTGGCGGAGGTTCTGGCGGCGGAGGAGGTTCTGGCAGTTTTCCACATTATGACTCCAAATACATCTACGTCACGCCAGGAGGATTCTTCTGTAGAGGCACTGAACCTATCACTGGCACCACAGGACTTGTCAAGATTAACCATTTTGGTCGGCTCACGCATGACGAGAATTCAGAGGAATATGCCGAACTGAAGATATCTCCTGTGGCTATAGATGCGTATGACGAGAATTGTTATGAAGGTGCGGAGTGGTACTTTCCAAGTACGCACATACACTACCTCCAAGTAAGGCTCTTAAATCCTGTTCCTCATAAAGCGTTGCGACCAAAGCTCGCAAACAAGAGAACATTTCCTACCTCTCAGTCGGTATGGAGTACCATTCAGTCAGGAACCAGTGAGATTACACAGCCAGAGGACCTGATGCAGCTGTTTATATATGACGGCTACACGCACAAGATGCGTAGCGATTGGGAAAAAGGAACCACATGTGCGCCATTTACCGACGCTGAGTATAAGCAGATACCTGGCATATCTGAGAAGCCAGATACTCGACCAGACTATTCCTTGTCTATCAATCGGTCTGCTTCGGCTGCATCAATCGCAGAACTTCAGGTCAACTCGGTTAAGATAAACCTTACCAAGAAAGAGCGGTTTCAGTTTTTGTCATCTACTCCTCCTGACATATCGGGTGTGTTCCTGATAAGAGGAAAGAAGTACCTCTGTGAGAAAGTGGAGTACGACATTACCGATAGTGGCGTTCACCCATTGATGACTGGTTACTTCTATGAGATTGTCGAATAACCTGGTACTGAGACTGCATGGCCATTGTCGCGCACTCTCGCTTTGGTTCTGTCTGAATATATGAATTAACTGCTTATTTTGTGCACACGATTATGTATATCTGTACACCTGTGCACGTCTTCATTCGTTTCTCTCCTGCCTCTCCCAATTTCGGGGGAGGCTTTTCTTTTTCCTTTCGCTTCCTCGTCGGATATTTCTCCGTCGCAGTACACCACGAGAATGTACGTCGTGTGCTCGCAGTTCTTGTGCAATGTCTGACGTACGCCATAATAGTGTTTCCTTGTTTTGTTTATTATTTACACCGCAAAGTTACGGCAGTCACTTTTCACCAATGAACCTGCAAATATTTTTGTAAAAAATCATGGCGCAGGACACAGATTTTTCAAGCCTACGGTAAAAAATAATTGCAGAACCCTTGGTTTTTGAAGTATTCCACTACCGTCTTTATCGCAGTGTAAAAATTAAACAAAACAATTAAACACTTAAAAATTATGACATACACAGTTCAGACATCAGCATTCAAGACTCGCAAGCACATGTATAACGACATCTACAGCGTGGAGATAGAAAACTTCGACGGAGAAACATTCGACTTCGAGATAGAAGCTAAGTCTTTCAGCGAAGCATCAGAAATAGCAGGCTGGAGGGCAGCAGAGGAAGGAATAGATGTTTACAATATGAATATATACAAATACTAATCGTTTCACTATTAAAACAAAGCAGTTATGAAAAATTCATCAAACATTCAGATCATCGCTAAAGCAGCAGAGTTCGCAAACGGTACAAATGGCTACGCAGTCTCAGTATCAGGTATCGACAACAGACTTAACCTCTCAATGAGATTTCTTTCGCCACTGAAGGCAATGCGTTACATGTTCCTCATCTCGAAGAGGCACCACATTAAGATTAACCGAACCGACCTCGATAATATCAAGGAGCAGTATGCTAAATCCAAGAAACCTGAAACGGTGGAGGCTCAATAGCCTTCACCTATGTTTAACCATGTAAAGTTCTGCATCATGAGATACAAATATATTGCATCACATAGATATGACAGCCAGTCAGGAAAAGTGGCGCGTGGTATCAAGTATGGCGATGTCGAGTCGATACTTAAGGCAGCTGAAGAGATGTCTGCATTCGTACCTGACAATGCTGTCCTGGTACCAATGCCTTCACATCATGGGTTTGCAACGCAGACCTACAAGCTCGCGTTGGCTATCAGTCAGCACACTGGCTCGCCAGTGGCAGACGTGATACGCGGCAAACTGCGCCACACTTTGTACGAGACAAAGAAAAATGGCGCTAAGCCACATTTCCAGGATCTGCAAATGTATCTCACAAGTTCAATACCTTCTGGCAGATATGTCGTCGTCATAGACAACTGCATTGATACTGGTGCTTCAGCTATGGCTGCAGCATCATTATTTCAAAGATGTACCGTTCTGGCATACGCAATGACGCATAAGATTTTTAATTAATTTTAAGTTAATAGCCACCAAGGTAAGGGGTTACTTTGGAGAAAGTTCGGTAATAACAACCTATTATCGGGTTAGTATAAAATTATACTAACCTGTGATAGTTTTCCACTAACCTAGTAGTTTACCCCAACTTACCCCCACCTCACCAGGTGTGGTATGAAAGTGAATGCAAGGGATAATCAGTGCGAATGTAAGGGATAGTCCGTGCGAATGTAAGGGATAATCCGTGCGAATGTAAGCAGGGCACCCCTCAGGACACCCCTTAGGACACCCCCTAAAAAGAAAAAGTCACCCCTCATAAGGGGTAACTTTCTGTGTAATAATTTGCATATTTCAGCGTTTTTTTATTATAACTGCCCTTCAAAATGCTTTGTGGCTTCGTGAGCTGTGTTGCCACCATACTGAGCATAGATATTGGTTATGGCGATACTACTGTGGCGTGCTTGGTCTCGCGCCATTAACACACCCTCTGCATTGATGAGGTCCACGATACCAGTGTCCTTCAGCCCATAGAACTGAACACTGTCATCAAGCCCAAGCTCCTCACGCATAATCTTCCAGCGATAGCGAAATAGATCGTGATTGCCAGGGGCGTTATTAGGCTTGCAGCCGTAACCGAACAGCCAAACGTCAGGAGGACACTTGTCTATACCCAGGTCCCTCATGAGCGACAGCAACCTGTCATTGATAGCCACTGGCTGTTCTCTATGGTTCTTGGAGTATTCCGCTGGTACTACAACATACTGCTCGTCAAAATGAATGTCTTTTATCTTTAGGTGCAGCATCTCGTTAGGTCTGATGAGAGTATAATACTGCATCATTACCGCAAGCAACATATACCTATCATTATGTACAAAGTAATCTGCAACACGTCTGAGCTCATCGGCTGTAAGTATTCGCCTTTTCTTGGGAAGCACCTTCAGGGTGACAATATCCTTGCAGGGGTTCTCTGCAACATAAAACCTTGCTACACACCAAGAGAAAAATGCACTCAGGAATGTCCTGTCATTGTTTCTGCCACGAGCAGACACTTTGTCATGGGTTACCTTGTAGTTCAAAAACTCTTCTATCTTGGCAGGTGTGCACTCACCAATTCTTTTTACCTTCCTCAATTCGCACCAGGCACAAAAATGCTTAAGTCGGTTGCTGTAGTCCACAATAGTCTTAGGTCTTTTGCCCTCCAGGGGGAGAGATTTAAGGTACTCCTCGCGTACCTTATATATATATGTAGTAGTCTTAAGCTCTTTGCAATCGGTTGCAAAAGGATTCCAACCATTAAGCAGCTTTGCTTCCGTGTTCTGAATGTACTGAGCAACTGCGATGTCCCGTTCTCGTCCCGAGACAAAATTAAACTTTTTTCTTCTCCTGGTCATAATGCCAGTGAGTGGGTGACGAACGTAATACTCTACATAACAACCCTTCTCCGTCTCAGTCTTTCTGAGGGGAGTCCACGTCAGGCCTTCATGTCGGCTCGACTTTCGATTTGTAAGATTAGTCATTTTTTTGACTCTTTCATTTGCTTGCGAGCAGCCAAAAGAGTCTCGTTAAACAATATGGTGGAGCAGGGTTTTGTCCCGAACTCGTCACCCTTAATTTATTACGGTAAGTGGGAAAGCCCTGTTTTCCTGACTTTCCCACCTTACTTGTTGCGGAGGCTCGATTAGCAATACTCGCAATCTTTTAATACTCGAAGTAATAAAACATTGATAATAGCAAGATGTTACTACTGTGTAACACCTTGCTTTTTTATTTCTAGCGCAATTTTCAATGCCTGAATGGTCTCGTCTTTGCTGGATATGATTTCCTCCAACTGCTGTATTCTCATCTGCAGTTGCTGGCTATCATAGGCAGTTGCTCCCATGCCAATGTTGCCTACATTGTTATAGTTACCGCGGACGTTGTTGTTTGCACTTTGCTTTCCTCTGAGCGTATCAAGTGGTACGCCCAGATACTCCGCAATCCTCTCTGCTGTTGAGAAGGTTACGTCGTGCTTTTCAAAATAACTCAGTGAACGCTTCATGGTCTTGCCAAACGCGAACTCCATAAACTTGGTGCGGTTACCCTTGTCGCTACCCACCAGATTCTGTAGTACTTGATAGTCGATCATTGTTCTGTTAGGATTAATTGTCATAATATGTTATTGTTAAATAGTTATAAATTGATACTACGATATTAAACTTTTAATACTTTTTCTTTGTTCATTGAAAAATTTTCAATAATTTTGCCACAAAATTAGTAATAAAATAATAAACATACAAGAAAAAATGCCGCAAAACTTTAATCACGAAATGAAATTTGCAATAGGTTGCAAATATTCAGAGCTTTCTAGGGAAGAAAAGCGGAGAATGGTGGAATACGTTACTTCCTGCTGTGGTGACTCTGTCGGAACGTGGCTACAACGCTTCTCGCACTGGGCTCGCAAGGAGGATTTCCAGTGCAGAAACACATTCGTTCTGGAGAGTGCGCACAAGATAGTAATGGAAGATAAGTGGCGACAGCAGAATAACTAACCTATTAAACAGCTGAATGAACATGAATAAGTTTGAATTTTACGTCTCTCCTGAAGGTGAGACAAGAGTATTAGCCTATGGCGAAGACACTCCACTTAGTGAGCACACCAAAATCATTGATATGCTCTACAACGAATTGGAGGAAAATTTCAGCGAAGCTCTTAAGGCGTGCTTGGATCACGCTGAGTCAATTAAGAACTTCCACCCTCGACACACTGTTAAGTTCCTTGCTGTTGACAGGTTCATACGTTGCAACTTCGGTGCACGTGACACCATGCCTGACATTCTCAACGGTAAAATGGAGTTTGAAGAGGTGCCATGTCACCTCAGAGGTGTGTGTCTCGGTGAGAACGTTATCTGCAAGCCTCGCCACTCTCTATTAAGGGATATAGAGGAAAAATGTATATCACAACTTTGCATGGGATATGACTACAAAGAGACTGCCGCTCTCTGTTGCGAGAGCGAATCGAGTGTCCTTCATAAATGGAAGAACGTCTGCAACAGGCTCGGTGTTAAATCCTACTCACAGCTAACCAGAGTTTTCAAAGGTCTCCACCTCGAACGTCGTCTGGGATTCAAATGAGTCATAGCGTCTAACTTATAACAAATGCCAGCGAGGTCTCTGCAGCAGGATCAGGACTGCGATTGCTAAAGCTGTAAGGTCCGAGAGTAACCAGGCTCTAAAAATTGACAGCGCTCGCTGGTTCTTTTTAATTGAATCACATTAGAGAATGTTACCACACTACTATTCACACAGAGAACCACCGTCGTTTTGGGAGAAATTGCTTTCTTGGGTTCTTAACCCATTCAGCGTATTCCTCTACTTCTATATTGCATTAGTCACATGTATTATATTGATGTGGCCCAAATGTCCAAAATGTGACAGCGAAATTGGTCCAATGGACGTATATTGTAGTGAGTGTGGTCATAAACTTAGAACTGACAAATAAATGCAACATGACTAAACAAGAGCTTACTTTACATTTAGCGATAGATTATCTCATGAGAGAACATGACTTTTGGCTCTTAGAAGACAAAGAAATCGCAAGGGCTAAGCGCAGGGCTGAAGCAATAGCAAATGTACTCATGCCAGAAGAAGAAAAAAAAGATGTCCGCAAAACTCCTATAAAGGAAATGGTGTATGCTATAGACAAAGTAGATTCAATAATACGAGACCAGAGGACAAAAGGCACAGGCAGGAGGTGTCTAAAGAAAGGACATGCGGTTAAATTCGCGGACGCTTGTAGTAGAGCTCGTATTAGAACCATTGGAGATTTGCTCGATCTTGGCAAGACGAGATTTCTCTGTTGCCCTGGCGTTGGTGCATCACTTCTGGACGCGGTTTCTATTACTCTCCGCACGTTTTACGACATTAAAGAGTGGCACACATGAACAAAGACCTACTTCCTAACCTCGATGACCTACCGCAGGATAGAGCCAGTTGCGCCAATTGCACTCACACTGGAGGCTCATGTGCTCGACGCAAGAACGGCTACATCATGGGGTACAACGGCGAGATAGCTGGATATATAGCCTGCTGTGTGCACTACACAGGATTATTCAAGTCTATTGAGTTTAATATTAAAAAAGTACACTAATATGGAAGATCATTTTAATCCTACTCATTGTTTATATTTTGAGTCATTTTGTTCTTGGTGTGAATCACCTGAATGTCCTATTTCTTTGGCTAATCGTAATTCACAACATTTTTAACAATTAAAAAAAAATATTATGACAAAATTGAATGAGGTCGTAAAGACCAATGAAGAGATGCACGCGGAATTTGAAGACGCGCTGAATCTCGTTTCAGAAAAAGCTGAGCAGCTGCTCAAGCATGGCAACTTTCGTTTGGAGCGAGTACTTCGTGACTACAAGTCGAATGAATTGGAGAGTGCAGTTATATTTATAGGCAAACACCGTATCAGGTTGCAAGCTAACTCCAGCTGGCCTAACAACAAAAATGGTACAGAGATTACCGTTGCACTGCCTAAGAACCCTATCAGCCAGAAAGAAATGGACGCTTACGACATTCAGATTATAGGCTCCGATATTGGCTATCACAGAGAAATGGTGGAAAAGTTGGTAAAGAAAAAAGAGGAATTGCTGAAGAGATACCGAGAGAATGAATATGAAGTTTGATATAATTATGGCAAAAGAAAAGAATAAATGAGTAAGAAAGAACATATAGGAAGAATGGTGCTTCACTTGCATCTAAAGGCTCAGTGGTATAATATGCAAGAGCGAGGCGAGAAGACGGAGGAATATCGTGAATATACTGAATACTGGTGTAAGCGGCTCATTGACCAGGAGACGCTGCGTCTGAAGCCGTACACCCACGTCTGCTTCCATTATGGTTACACAAAACGCTGCTTCATTCACAAGATTGACAGCATCACCGTCGGCATGGGACTGCAGAAATGGGGAGCACCAACCTACCGTGAAGTGTTCATTATTAAGCATCATAAAGAAGCACCAGAGAAGATTTATATCCACCCCGATATAGGTGGTAGAGAGTTTTTGCGTCCTTGGTTACATAGACCAGCAAACAACGAAAGTGTTGAATACACTCGCACTGATTTAGTTATCGAGAGGGCTTGTGAATGGATTGAGCACAACAACAAAAACGGAGGGTGCTCATTCGACGGTTGGAGAAAAGAGTTCATTAAATTCTTGGAAGACGAATTATGATAGCTGAAAAGAAATTGACAAAAACTGTATTAATTGACATCATGAGGGAGGGGAAGTTTATTTGTCAGCTTTCCTACAACCAGAGAGGGTGCAGGACGAAGGTAAACGGACAACTCCTTGAAGTTCTCAGCGAGAAGGCTGTTAAGAACTTCGTAGAGGAAAGGTTGCCTTCGCTGAGAGGCTCAGATTACAATGTATGTTTCACCAATCAAAAAATACTTAAATAATATGGAATACATAGTACAGATAATGGAGGCTCTGCCTTACAGAGAAGTGAAGACGGAGAAAGAGGACGGAACCAAAGGTTTGTTCAAGACAAGAGGTGTCGTGATGAAGTACGGCAAAAGTACTTTTTATGGCGAGATGACAGGCTCCCTCGCTGAGGTGAACAAAGACACCGAGTATCAGAAGGGTGTGGTGTATGTAGTGCAAGGTTTCTGGAGGCACCGTACATACAACACACAAAAAGGTGATACTGGCCATAGTAACGATTTCTACATTTCAAGTCTCGAACTGCTATGAAGGAAGTTAAGATTACATTAGACGGAGTGGAGTACAACCTGGTACCCACTCCCTTAGGAACAAATTCGTGCGAGGTCTGCCTGATGAAGAGCTGGTGTAGTTACATTGGTGGAGACTTATGCCAGCTTGCAGGAAGGCACGTAGATCCAACACATTTTATATAATATAATAAGGTATGAAAGTAAAGATAGAAAAACTCTCCAAGGAGGTTGTCGAACTCATAGACAGGGCTCTGCTCTTATACAGTTTGGAACACCCAGAGGAAAAACAAACGGTGTATTCGCTGACATCGAGCATGAGGAAAGGCGAATTGATATTGTGGAATAAAACAACAACTAAGAAAAATGAAGAATGAATGCAAGAATTTTAGGGGGGGTAAAAATCCCTGAGCAGTTTGTCATCACCAAGGAAATGGTATTCGACCAAATGGTTGACTACAAATGTGAGCTGATGAAACTGCGAGCCAAGGAGAAGAGACTGAGGCACGGCATAGAGAAAGCGGAGGCGGTGAGACGTCTGTATATCTGTAAACCTGTAGGCGACATAGAAACAAAGAGGTTTTTCAGAAGGCTGAAAGGAATGTACGACAGGCTGTCAGAGATACCGTCGGAGATGAGAAAAGCTGAAGATAAAATAGCCACCCTCCGCTTTAGTGAAAACTGGAACTAATACAAAACTTACAATCATGGACAAGAGACATAAAATATCAGAATGGGAGAATAAGCAGCCATACAATGTGTGGTTCGCAGAAATGTTTCTCCAGAAAGGCTATGTCACCAAGGTTAAAGGTGGCATAAATGGCAACGATGCAGTGTGCCTGGTATGGAATAGTGCTGGCGAGTGTTCGGACCCTTTTGGCGAACGATTGCCTCGTTTTGACATTCTCTGGTAGAGTAGGGAGGTAGCACTATGGCTAACGCACAAAGTGACATAGAGAGATTATACGCCAAGACCGATGACGGTCTGCAGATAATATGCGACTACTGCGACGCTGCTCAGCAGGTGGTGAATAGGGCAAGTTCCTCCCACGCTGAGATTAGCAAGTATATGTTCGCATACTCTCACGAGAACACTCCTTCTGCACACCTTTGGCATGGCAAAGACCACTGGGTGATTAAAGATTTCAGCAGTTCTGCAGACGGAGCTGTTGACCCTATCGGTGTCTATTGCAAGCACGAAGGACTTAACCGCAAGAGTGACTTCAACAGGATTATGAAGTTCCTCTGTCAGAAATACCTCGGTGAGTACGGTTCCCAGACTATCAGCGAGAAGAATATCGCGGTTTGGGACGACCCAGTTCCTGCCCCTGATGACATGCAGGAGGGAGAATACCGCTGGGAAGGTATGCGCGAGCTTAATGCCAAGGAGCGTGAGATAATGGGCAAGTTTGTTACCGAAGAGGCGTGCAAGGATTTGAAGTGGTATAGCATTGAGGGCTACGGACGTAAGAAAAACGGTATGATACGCTGGTGCCATTCCACCGAGACATACCCGATATTCTTGCGCGAGTGTATAGTTACGAAGGGTGGTGAGAAGATTGGTTCATTCTTCAAGAAGTACGAACCGCTTAACCCAGATAAAGGTTTCCGCTTCCTCACCTTCGACAACCAGAAGATAAAGCCAGCTGATTATATAAATAACCTGTACGAGTTTAATCAGGCGTACGCTAAAGCGAAAGCTAACGCTGAGGAGGACGGAGAGGACATACCTTCCTTCCTCACTCAGGGAGTGGTGATTTGTTGCGGAGAGCGTGACAGTCTCACGTGTCTATCTATGGGGTGGTGGCCACTGTGGTTCAACAGCGAGACTGCAACACTCTCTCAGTCTATGATCCGTCAGATCCGTAAGTACAACGGCAGGCTTCCTATATACTATATCCCTGACCTTGACGATACTGGCCAGAAGATAAAAAATAAGATAGCCAACGCTTTTCCTGACCTTTGGGTAGTGGAACTGCCTGCCTCTCTCCGTCTCAGGAAGGACAACCGAGGTAAACCGATGAAGGACCTGCGTGACTGGGTAGAGTCAACACCTGACATGGACAGGTACAAGTTCGATAGACTGATGCAGACTGCCACCCGTGTCAAGTTTTGGGAGGTGCGTGAGACGAAGAGTGGAGAGCGCAGGGTGAATATAGACTCAGACTGCCTGCATTTCTTTCTCCGTTCCAACGGCATAGAGCCAGTCAAAGATGAAGAGATAGAAGGTGACGTGGAGTTTGGCCGTCACATAAACGACTACATAATCGAGGCTTGCAACCAGAAGGACGTTACCGACTACGTGCTGAATTGGGCGCAGAGCAATCTCCTTCCTCGCGAGGTTAAGAATGCCTTGCTCGACGGCGTGAAGCTCGACGAGTCCAAGCTGATGAGAATGGCAGCGTCCTCTTACAACTTCTGTCATCATGACCAGAACAGCCAGACAATCTACTTCCGTGACCGTTTCGCTGTTATCTCTGAGAAGGGCATACGACTTATGGAGCCAAAGGCTGCCAGTGAGTCCAATGCTAAGATATGGAAGAAGTCTGTGATAGACCGCAACTTCCGTTTCATCACGCACGACGAGGAGAAACCTTTGCTGAACAGGTACGGCAAACCAGTCCTCGACGAGAACGGCAAGCCTCGCATGATGCTGCAGAGTGTCCGCACCAAACTCTTCCACTATACCAGGACGGAGGAGAATGGAGAGCAGCGCCTGAAGATAGATATCAATCCTGAAGCATACAACTCTCCTGCTTTCAAGGTGCTGTGTGCTACGTCACATATCTTCTGGCAGACTGAGCAGACAATCCTCGAGGGTCAGGGCCTTAAGGAAGACGAGATAAGAGAGTACTGGAAAAAGAACTGGTACAAACTCGACTCCAAGCTGCTGACGGAAGAACAGATATATGAGCAGCACGCATCGCTCATCTCAAAACTATTCATTATAGGCTACTACGGCTGGGATTTCAACTCTCCTTCCTCCCCATGGGCGGCATACATAATGGACGACTTCGACGGTGAAGGCTCCAACGGTGGCAGCGGTAAATCCCTGCTCTTCAACTTCATTGGTCAGTATAAGGGAGTGGTGACTATCAATGGACGTGACAAGACCAACTCAAATAACAAATTCGTGTTTGCCGATGTGAGCGGAAGGACGAGTGTTATACTCTTTGATGATTTCCTTGGCAACTTCTCCGACTGGTATCAGCCTATAACGTCTGGTGTGCGCGTGGAGCGGAAGTCTATGAACCCTTTCACTATACCACTGGAGAAGTCACCAAAGCTCGCGTTCACAACCAACGGGGTAGGGGACACCCAGCAGTCGTCACAGCGCAGACAGATACGTTCAACGTGCAGCAGCTTCTTCCATACCGAAGGCAACCAGTTCTCTGATACTGTCACACCTTCCGATTTCGTAGGTACGCTGTGGGACGTGAACTATTCAGAAGCTAAATGGCGCTATGATGACAATATATTCCTGGAGTGTATCGAGGAGGCTATACCTTATATAAAGAAGAGTATCAAGATAGAACCGCCTATGCAGCGTGTAGAATTGCGTAAGCTCCGCGTGAAGATTGGTAAGGTCAACATTGAGTTCTTTGACGAGTACTTCCGTCCAGGAGTTATTACCCATGGCGACACTTTCATTGACCGTAAGCAGTTCGTGGAGGACTACCGCAAGGCTATCAGTGGCAAGTCCGACTATATTACCGAGACCGACCTGCTTGAACGCCTTGCCAAGTGGGTGGCATATCGTTCATGGGCGCTTGCCTACTGTCCGAAGGGTATCGCTGGCTGGTGTGGCGACCTGAAAGGCGAGTATCGAAAGTCGCGTATTATTCAGAACGGCATAGAAGGTATATATATAGCTACCACTGCCAACAACGACCCACGCCTTAGCTACCTGAAGGAGAATATAAGCCCAGAGGAGGAAGATGAGCAGGTGCGAAGGGCAGTTGAGCAGCTTGCTAACCCGTTGTTTGCGAACCAACCACTTTGACGCAGAGGTTCTATTTATCATAATTCGACATTTTCAGTTTTTGTCCATGGTATATTTTGGGAGTCGGTGACTCGCGCATACAGATGTGCGGTCGCCGACTTTTTTTGTGCCTGGCTGGAAACTCAGTTTACCCCTCCTCACCCCTCATTATTAAAATGTCTGTATATCTGTATATCTGTATGAACAACAAAGGGGCAAAACGTAACTTATTTATTTTTAAGTATATACATACGTTTATTTTCATACAGAATTTCATACAGATAAAAATATAATCTGTATAACTTAAGATAGAGAGAGGGGAATTTGGCACTACAAAATTACAGATTTACACCAATCATACAGATGCCCTTCTTCAAAAATTACTACTTTGTAGAGTTATAACGTATTGATTTATTGATACATATATACAAAAATACAGGCTACACACAGACATACAGGCATACAGCACTTTCATTGATTGAGAACAGAGACGTAGAGTTGTGGATAAAATTGTGGAAAACATCAAATAATTGATACTAATACATCGAAAGTGTGGCAAAATTTTGTTCAAGTATTTATTTTTTGCTACCTTTGCATACTGAAGAGTAAAGTAATTAGCGATGCCTGTTTGTATTTACCTAAAACTGAAGCCCTACGTGGCACAATGGCTGACAAGTATCTATGGCAATCCTGTCAAGTTCCCTGCCCAGTCAATAGAGAATGCTGAGATAGTTCGTCAGCTCCGTGTTCCTCCTGTGTTCTATAAGCCACAGAAATATGACGACAGCTATGTGGCAATAGTCCTGCCTCAGTCCAAGCGAAGACCACCAGAGAAATACTGCTTCCTGACAGAGCAGGCAAAGGAGAGTTTGGTAGGTCTTATTAAGAATAACTTTGACAGCGACCTGAAGGTGAGTGTCAGACACATGGTGTGTAACGGTGTGTCCGTGACCAGAGCCGTACACGCATGGTTGAGAGACCACAATATTCCAGTTGAATACGAAGAGACAATACGTACCCGAATTCGCAGAACTGTGGTCATGTACAAGCGGAAAGGGGTGAATTATTTTCATTTCGACGCCAAATTGGAGTTAAAAAAGATTAAGAAAAAAGGATAAGCGTCGCTAAATGTACCAATTAGTACCAATATTTTAATACTTACATGATATGGTATACTCAGTAGTTAAGATAGAGATGTGTAAATGTGCGTTCGTAAGAATGCACCAGTTAGGTGATACCGCAATACTCTCCAGCCACAACTTCCAGGAGATACCTTGCGTGAAGGACGGAGCTACGCTTGATGTCAGTGAGGAACGTGACGAGAAAGATGTCATCTATAACTCAACTCTCTCCTTTGTTACCGCTCACGAAATCAAGCACGAAGGGCAGAGACTGGCATACCGCATCACTCTTGCTGACGGTACCAGATATATCATGGGTAGCTGTCAACGGCCATTCCCTATCACCGAGAAGCAACGTACCATAGGAGAGGTTAGAAATTCCATGGTTCCGAAATATACGGTTACGCTAAAATGTGCGTTGCCGTTACCCAGGCAGTAGTAGTACTGCTGTGTCATAATATTAAAAGTTAAATAGCGAAGACGTGCAGTCGTGAGACTGTACGCCTTTTTTTGTGCGCGTACGCGCCACTTTTTTGTATTTTCTCCTATATATATATAATGTGTAACTTTGCCATAACTGCAAAACGAATTTATTTTCAACACATTATGAAGTATGACATCACTATTAACGGTACTATCGGGTGGGAGACCACCAGTGACTACATCTCTTACCAGCTTCAGAAGATGAAGGGTAAGCGTGTTGACGTTCGTATATGTTCACTGGGTGGCTACGTTACCGACGGCATAGATATCTACCAGCAGTTCAGAGATCATGGCGACGTGCACTGTCACTTTGTAGGTATGTCTGCCAGTGCTGCAACATTCCTGGCTATGGGAGCCAAGTCTGTTGACATGGTCAAGAACTCACTTATCCTTATCCACAATGCGAGTGTCGGACAGTTCACATGGGGCTCCTACAACAAGGAACAGCTGGACGAACTGATTAAGTCACTTGGCAAGGATCGTGAGGAGCTCGCCACCATTGACAGCCTTATCGCTTCTGTCTATGCTGACCGTTGCGGTAAGTCTATCGAAGAGGTGGAAGAGAAGATGAAGGTGGCAGCATGGATTACCGCTGCTGACGCTAAGTCTTTCGGTCTTGTCGACGCAATTCGTGATGAGGTGGAAGATGATGAGAAGAATGTGCAGAACATTGTCAACTGCCTTTCTCCTTCTAACGATAAACTCAAAGAACTAGGCTTACCTCCACTTCCTGGTCAGGGAGAGGAGAATCCAACCGACAGTGAGAGTCTTCTGCAAATGGTCGCACGGAAGCTCGGACTGTCTAAGCAAGTTGTTAATCAAGAACCAACAGCGGCCACAGAGAATGCTATGCTTAAGATTTTTAAGACAGTAGCGGCGCTGCTCGCTGTCGAAGGTTTTGCTCTCAATAAAGAGGGCAACATCGAACTGACTCAGGATCAGATGAAGCAGATTGACGATGCCGCTAAGAAGAGCGCTGATGACATCAAGGCTCTTCAAGACAAGGTCAAGGAACTCACCGACGCTGCTGGCAAGGACGCTGGTAAGGGTACTGAGGACAAGACCAAAGAAGTAGAGGACCTTCAGAAGCAGGTCAATGATCTGACGAAGGCGAACAAGGAGCTCACCGACCAGGTGGAGGCCCTGAAGAAGAAACCAGGCGACGAGACCGACGAAGCTCCTGCTTCCGAGGAGAACGAGGTTACTGGTGCTGACTTCGCCAAGAACTTCCTCGACTAAGAGAACTATTCATTAACAACTTAAACAATTAAAGAACTATGGCTGGAATTCAGTTTACACCTGCCGAACTAGGCAAGAACTATGTGAAGTGGCGTAAGGACCTCCTCACAATTCCTGTAGAGTCTTTCCGTGCTCAGCTCGGTAAGCTCTTCTCTATCCACACTGGTGTTCGCTACCAGGAGAAAGTGGGTATTCTTGACGGTAACATGCAGCTCGGTCCTTACGACCCTAACCGCACTGATACCGAGTCTCTGACTATCACCGCTCGTACTCTGGAGGTATTCTTGGGTAGTGCTGTTAAGACGTTCGACGCTAACACCGCTATTCAGTCTATCTGGGACGAGTATGTAGCAAAGGGTGACAAGGTTAAGAGCATTCCTTTCGTGAAGTACGTGGCTGGTTATCTTGTTGGCAAGATTTCCGAGAATCTCGCTGTTCATGTATGGGACGGTGTTCGTAACCCAAGCGGTACAACTTCCGCTGACCTCTTCGACGGTATCGAGACTATCATCAACAAGGAGATTGCTGGTGGTGCTATCTCTGTTGCCAACGGCAACCTCGTAGGCATTGAGGATATTTCTGCTGTCGGTGCTGACGCAGAAGCTATCTTCAAGGCATTCTATCGCTCTGCTGACCGCAAGCTGCGCTCACAGAACACCTTCCTCGTATGTTCTGAGGACGAGTACCTGGCTTATTGTGATTCTTATCAGGAGAACCACGGTGCTCTGCCTTACAACCAGAGCTACGAAAAGGTTAAGCTCGAAGGTACTCAGGGACGCTGCACAATCTTCCCTGTGCCATTCGTGTCTGACAACTTCCTGAAGCTCGTGCCTGCTGGCAACTTCATCTTCGGTACCGATATCAACGGTGAGGAGACCAAGATGCTCATCGAGCCTAACAAGAGCTCTCACTTCCTTACCGACTTCGTTGCTACCATGTTCGCTGGTTTCCAGGTTCAGCGCGTAGAGAAGGAGTTCCTTCACGTTGGTAAAGTGCTGGAGTCTCCAGAACCAGAACCTGAACCAGAACCAGAGCCAGAAAAGCAAGCCGCTGGTATAGCTTACGCTACTGCTGCTGTCGTTAAGTCTGTTGGTGACTCAAACTTCACCAATGCCCTGACTAACCCTAACAGTCTCACTGGTATAGTTTACTCTCTCGAGAGCAACACTGCTACTGGTACCACTATCGACAGCGCTACTGGCGAAGTGACTCTGGGTTCTGCCGCTGGCACAGCTACCGTTAAGGCTACCTTCGCAGGTAACGATGAATACGAGGCTGGTACAGCAACTTACGCTCTCACAGTTGAGGAGTAGCCTTATGGCTATTCCCAACTTTTCAACGGAATAAGTTTCATAATTAAAATTTACGACTATGGCTTGCGAGAAAGTTAATATCTATGCAGACGTGCTGCACTGCGCTGGTGAGGTGAACCTTCCTGGCACCCGTGAGCACTGCTACTTCATTCGTCGTGAGGATATCGTCACTTGGCCTAAGAAGGGTACTGCTACCCTTGCAGATGTAGCCACCATTAAGGAGGACTTCACTCTTGCTACGGACAAGAAATGGAACAAACTCTCTCTCGTTCCTGACGCTAACTCATTTACATGTGAGTCTCAGGGCAACTGGGGCTCTAAGACCTTCAACAACCAGGTGACAGTTGTTCACCCAGGTACTAAGGAAGAGGCTGCTGGTCTCTGCAAGGAACTCAACAACGACGATGTTGTATTCCTTGTGCCACAGCGTGACGGCAAGTATCGTCTTTTCGGTTCAGAGGCATTCCAGGCTTCTATCACACTCCGTCAGGAGAGTGGTGCTGCTGCTGCCTCTGACTCTTCACAGACAACCCTTGAGATTGCTGTGACCGACGATTCTCCTGCTCCATTCTATGAGGGCGAGATAGCTCTTCCAGAGTAAACGAATCGACATCGTTGAAATACTTACTCTCAGGGAAGACGCTGGATAACTCTGGTGTCTTCCCTTTATTACTTAAAATTTAGAATCATGACACAACTTGACAACCATTTCACCGAGAAGCTGCAGGCGTGGCTCAACCGACCACATGGCAGCGAAGAGATGATTAAGGAGGGTGCTCTTCTCCTTCTTCAGCTCAATAAGAACCGAGTGCTTTACAACAATATCCTGCGTCAGCCTACACGTCCACGTTACCGTGAGCGACTGGAGTATGAGCTGAACAAGTTCCTCCAGATACGCCTGGCTGGTCTCACCCAGTCTGAGGTAGCTGCTATGGACGCACGTGTCCTGAAGGTGGCGGAGAGCATAATAGCCTCACAGGGTGACAGTGCAGGTGACATTCCAGATGAACAGGACGAAGAAACACGTATCCTGAAGAAGGGTAAGCGTCCTGATCACGACCAATTACCCGAGAAGATACAGCAGCTGTTCAATTCTTGCGGAGGTGTGTACAAGAAGATCCGTAAGCTCCACACTATGCTGAAGGGCATGGAGAATCTTCCGTCTTGTGACCGCTACGAGTATCTGAAGCAAATGGACGAGCTGGACGAAATCTACCGCAAGCGTATGCGTGAGTACGACGAGTACAAAGCTGACGCCACCTCTGCTTCTCCTGCTCCAGAGTCAAAGAACACAGAACAGGAGGGCAAGGACGTTAATGTGCTGCTCAACAATGAGCGCTCCTACCTCAAACGTCTGAAGGTACGTCTGAAGAAGGCATACGACGAACGTGGTATATCTGAAGTGACATACCAGGCTTACGAGGATATGCTGAATGAAGCACAGCCACACATCAAGCACCTTCTCTCACTTGGCGGCAAGATAACAGAGAAATCGCGTTACCCTCTGCGTCAGCTGGGAGTGAAATTCCCGGACGAAGAAAATGCGAACACCAAAATATTATAACGAGCTGTTATTGCAACTGCGATTAGCCCCAAACCAAGTGTACTTCGGTAAGCGAATACATATGGCAGGGCTCATCTCGTGGGTGCTCGACCAGACAGGTCCTGCCGATGTTACCGTGACCACCTTCTCCACCTCAGAGGATTTTCTGTATTCGTTCCGTCGTCTGAAGGAAGATGCAGCCATAAAGAGCTGCACCCTCCTTTGCGATATGAAGGCTACGGCAAAGACGTTGCCACTTCTCAGGCTCATGAGCAACACCTTTGACAACGTGCACTTCTGTGAGAACCACAGCAAACTCCTGCTCGTAGATAGTGGAGAGATGAAGGTCTCGGTGATAACGTCTATGAACCAGACTTATGGCGGACGTAACGAGTCAACGCTTATCACTACCGACCCTCGCATATACTTAAAGTTCCGTGAGGGTGTAGATGACATAATACATAATCATTCAGTGCGTTACGACAAATGGAGGAAGTAGATATTGAAACCATGTACCACTACGGCAGACTGCTCACTCCTATAGTGGAGGTGGCAGCGCTTCTGGGTGTCAACGAGCTCTTTCTACAGGAGGAAGTGGACAACCGCAATTCACCTATCCGCAAGGCCTATATGAAAGGGCTGGCTGAGACAGGCGAAGAATTGCGCACGCAGATGATCGAGGCGGTGCATGCTGGTTCTCCTTCTGCTACCGAACAGGCTCTGATAGCACTGCACAACTGTTATAAAGACTGATAGCTATGCCAGTAACAGACATCGAAATATATGCCAAGCACTTCTTCTCAGATGAGCTGACGATGACACATGCCAATGTTCCTGCATCGACACAGGAACGCCTTACGCGCATGCGTGCTGCCTATGCCTATTGGAAGAGGTTTCCCACTCTTGCTGACAAGGAAATAAAGAGTTGGCTTCGTGACAATTACGGCATTGCTGTTACAACGGCTGATGAAGACGTGCACGTTGTCAAGGCTCTATTGGGTAACTTCAATAAGGAGTCGAAAGACTGGAAGGTGTACATGTTTAATCAGCACATTATGGAAATCTACCGCAAGGCAAAGGCGGCTGGTGACTATAAGTCTGCTGAGAAGGCACTGGCTGACTATGCCAAGTACAACCGCCTCGACAAAGATGAGGAAGTTCCTGACAACTGGTGGGAGCGTATCATGCCACAGCAGTTCAATCCTACAGCCGACCCACGAACTATCGGTATCAATCCTATCCCTAATCTCGGACAGCACATAGCCAAGTGGAATAAGCAGTTTAGAGAGGAACTTATCGACGCTGATTTTGAGGAGGTACAGGAAGCAGCACGTTATGCTGGAGAGATAGAAAAGGAGGAACAGTAATGGAACAATACTTCAACGACGGACAACGCTACGTGCTCACCATGCAGCCTCGTGACCTCGTGGTGTGTGCTGGTCGTGGCTTTGGTAAGGGTATCATTCAGGGCACACGTATTCTTCAGTGCATGCAGATGATGCCACGTAGTTCTGGTGGCATGGTAGGTCCGTCAGTCAAGCGTCTGCTCACCAACATACTGCCTTCCATGCTGCAGCACCTCGAACGCTGGGGTTACAAGCGTGATGTGCACTACACCATAGGACACCGACCACCTGCCAAACTGAAATGGGACGAGCCTCTTATCTATCCTGAGAACTGGGAGAACACGCTGTCATTCTATAACGGTAGTGTCATAAACCTGATAAGCCAGGACCGCAAGGGAACGTCAAACTCTATGTCACTCGACTGGCTGAGTATCGACGAGGCGAAGTTCATAGACTTCGAACAGCTGAAGAACGAGACGTTTCAGGCGAACCGTGGACAGGAGATGTTCTTTAAGAAATGCCACCTCCACCATGGCATGACGGTGACCTCTGATATGCCACTCACCAAGTCTGGCTCGTGGTTCATGAAGTATGAGAAGGAGATGAACCCTGAGCTTATCACCTATGTGGAGGGGCTGGTATATCGCCAGTGGCAGCTGATGCAGTCGCATGCCAATGGCAGGAGAACCGAGTGGACTGAGCGCAATCTGCGTGAGGTGAACAGTGCTCTGCTCAATGCTCGCAGGCACACACTCCTGTTCAAACGCTATACTTCAATAGACAATGTGCAGGTGCTTGGAATACAGTATATTAAACGTATGAAGCGTGACCTTCCGCGTCTTACATTCCTCACCTCTGTGATGTGCCAGGATATAGGTGTGGCGACTGACGGTTTCTACTCCTGCTTGAAGAGGAGCAACAAATACACTGCTCCTGACGTAAACTTCATTGACAACCTGGAGTATGACAAAGAGAAATTGGCTAAGCCTGACTCACGCTGGGACGCTGACTGCGACCCTAACCAGCCACTCATCATATCCTTGGACGCTAATGCCAATATCAACTGGCTGTGCGTGGGACAGACGGGTACGGTGGACGGACGCCCCTGCCTCAGGTTCCTCAAATCGTTCTATGTGAAGTACGAGCGCAAGATACCAGAGCTGCTCGATGACTTCAACGAATACTATCGCTATCACCGTCAGCGTCGTGTGATATTCTATTACGACGCAACCTTTGTGGGTAACAACTATGCCCTGCAGAACGAAGACTTCCACAACTATATATGCACTCACCTCAGACGCTTAGGCTGGCTGGTGCAAGATGTGTTCATAGGCAGACCTATGAAGCACACCGAGAAGCAGCTGCTCATCAATCGTATGCTGCAGGGTAGGGCACGCTACAAGGTGCTGTTCAACGAGGACAACAATCCTGACCTGCTCATCAGCATAGAGAGTGCTGGTGTGTACAACGGTCAGAAGGACAAGAGAGGAGAGAAGTTGGTGGAGACAGAAGAAGACAAACTCGAAGGCAGAACCGACGGCTCAGACGCTGCTGACACTATGATGATAGGCACAGAGAAGTTCCCTAAGACTATGAGCTCAGGTTCTGCCGTCGTTTCAAGTTTCTCGTCGTGATGACGAGCCTTGTGTTTTATTGTAGTAAATAAAGTTATATTGTTATTCGTTATTGCCGCTGGGGAGCGGTATCGTTTAATGTTTTTATTATGTTGTGTCAGAATGTTACTAGACTCATGGCACTGGTTTTCTAAATTTTACTGGTGCTGGCATTCCACCGCAGTCCGTGAGGATAGCGGTGTTTTTTTCGTAATTTTCCCTTCTGCATATTCCGCTACACGCCATACGAGCGTGGCGAGCGACAGCGTAGGGCGGTGCGGGGGTGCACTCCGTGACAGGCGCTCACGCGCCTACTGCCGATACTGCCTAAAATCTTGCTGGCTCTCGATTTCAGTTACCAGTATCGGCGATATTTTTTGTAATAGGTATGTCCTTTTTCCCCGAAAAATGCTCATTTTTTGCGGTTAGGTAACCACTTTTTGCAGGCGCTTTGCCTCCAGACGCGAATGCATTGCACCCAGACGCGAATGCATTGCACCCAGACGCGGAAGCATTGCACCCAGACGCAGAAGCATAGCCTCTGCGAGAAATTTGCTCGTTTTGCCCGTATTTTTGCGAGCGCAACTTTTTTAACATTTGTTGAACTCCGCTTAAACAGGGGCTTTATGTAGTTCAAAGTTGCGCGTTTTGCGCTTTTTTCTCGCGCGCAAGTTTGTCGTTTCCTTATATTTTACTACCTTTGCACTGACAACTTTTTATATTATGACAGAAACATGAAAAAGATTTTATTTTCTATGGCATTGGCGCTGATGAGCGTCATGGTGTCAGCACAAAGCGAGAAACCATTTCCCGTGTATTGTAACGTCATGGGTTATAATTTCTGGGGTGTTGGTAAGGTAAAGGTGCAGCTCGATATGGGGCGTTTCACCAGAGGTAAGGGTTTTGAGAGTATCTATGAGCCTGACGGCAAGAAAAAGAAGTTTCACACTATGATGTCTGTGCTCAATTATATGGCAGAACGTGGCTGGAAATGTATTGGCACCTATTTTGTTACTGTAGGTCATAGTAATGTTATCCACTATCTCCTGGAGAAATACGTCAACGACCCAGAGGAAATGAAAGAAGGTCTGATACTCAAAGAGGACAGCGAAGAGCTCTATCTGAAGGAGAAAGAAGAGTATGAGAAAAACCGTCGTGACGATGCCTACTGACGTGTATTATAAATAAGGTGTAACAGACTTTTTTCACTTTTATTGAAAAATTTTCTGCAAAATATTTGCGAGTTTCAAAATAAACCCTTAACTTTGCACTCGCTTATTAGATGATAGTACCTTCTATCCTTCGGAGCGCAAGTTAGACGCTCGGAGTTAAAAACTCAGGGCTTTTTTTTTAGCTCGCTTCAAATTCAAACATTCATTCAGCTGGCGGCTGTGCTCTCGTAAGATTTGTTCGCTCCAAGGAGAAGACATCATCTGATAAGCAACGGGAAGTGCAGCCGTCTTTCTGTATCTTGGTGCCAGCGACACTCACTGGTGTGCTTATCAGATGATGCAATATGCAGACAATTATGGTAGGGCAGGTTCAGCCTTCAGTTCTCTCCATGGTGGAGACGATTGTAAAGAACTGCGAAAGACTGCGTGATGAAGCAGCAGAATTGAGAACATCAGCTATCCGTTGGACTGTAGCAAACAAAGAGAAACTCGCCTGCTGGGTATTGATACCCCTGTCAATGGCTTTCTGGTGTGGCGTGGTAATATTGGCAGCTGTGCTGCAGGGAGGTGCAGCATGATACTGGCACATGTAACCTACATCAAGAGCAAGATGCCTAAGTTCTACGAGAAGACTGTGGAGAAGATGCAGCGTGCTCACAGTGTGGCTTTTCTCAGTAAGCAAGACGTGGAGGACTTCGTGGTGAACCTTCGCCGCCAGCTGTTCGCGGACAAACCGAACGGTCATGCTGCACACATCAAATATTCGCCTGTTTCAACGGGTAATTTTGAGGGCTCCATATATCTCTGCAGTGGAATGCCTGAGTATGACATCGCGCGTATCTACCTCTATCCAGTGAATGAGATTGTAACATTCTCCCCGTTGGAGTCAAGAGACCTTAACATACAGGAAAAGAAAGGAGGTGAACTATGAGTGCAATGCAAAAGGCTATGGAGGCGGAACGTGCCTACCGTGAACGTGTGGCAGACAAGGTTCTGAGCGAAGTGGGGGGGGGTAAAACCTACCTCGATGACGCTGGAGGAATACGAAGAGAAGCGCCTTGCCCTGGAAAAGCAAATGGAAGATGCCAACGAGCGTGAGAAAATGCACAAGGAAAGGCTCGCCTTCTCCTATCAGAAGGAATGCAAAGAGGTGCAGTCGAAGATAGGCAACCTGAAAAAGTGTCAGAAGGATTTGCTTCGCCAGTACCGACAAGACAAGATGTATGTTCATGCGCAATACCGACAGGAGAAGCAGAACATCAATGAGCAGATGCACCTGCTACGTATGCAGTATCTCACCCTTAACAATATATCGACGAACAAAAAACAAACAAGTGAGTAGCGTAGGAACAACCACGACCCTAGGAACCTGATAGGTGTAAGTCTGCTACGGCAGGGAGAGTGAACATGCAGATAACAGCGAGCGGAACTGACAACCGTAAGCGGAGACTGCAAAAGGGGTAAACGGTGACGGTACAACTAGTCCCTTTATTCATAATGTTGAAGCCTCGCAACCGTTTTGGCGTCCAGGAAGTCTCCTCTCTCCCTTTTACTTACCAGTTGCTTTGCAATTACCCCACAATTACTACAATTATTCAAATCACTAAACGACTAAAAAAATATGGAACCTATAACAACAATTCGTAAGAAACTACCAGATGCACTACTGGCAAAATTGAGCTTTAATGTGGTCCTCTCTAAAAGTCAGATTGTCGAAAAGGTAGAAGCACTTGAACCTACCTTCGGTGGCATGGCAGTACACTATGATCATAGCGGTAAACGCCTCGAAGTCATCTGGAGTAAAACTCTCCAACAGCGATGGTTTGGCAAGTTAAGCAAAGGTCAAAAGGTCATGGTTGGCAAACAAAGTGGCACTCTCGCCTATACAGGCGCTTTCTGGTGTGGTACTGACCGTTGTGTCTCTGTTGATTTCGGCAAAGGTGGTGAAACCTACGATATCACCTATGTAATTCCAGACGAATAATGCCCCTTTTTTACTTACCAGAGGGAAAGTCAAAAAGGTATCACACTCCAAAGGATATGTTTTCTTCCCTCATTGATAAGGTTAGCGGCAAAGGAACGTGGCAAAGCAACCCTAGTGTGTTTGCCTATGAATTTGAATTACTAAATGAATAGATTTTATGAAACTACAAGCATCAAAAGAAGAGATGAAAAAACGCTTCAGTCTCTATTGTGAGATTTACGTACTATGCGCTGAGATACAGGAGATGCAAGAGCCTGACTGTGAAGACCTCGATAACTTCGAAATAGACGTTGACGATATAATTGAGGAACTAGGCTTGCCAGAAGATATTCGCATTATGCTCGATGTCGATAAAATCTATGGAGGAAAAGTAGAGTGGAGTTTTATCGAGTTCTCCGAGGATTTGCCTTTCGTTTACTTCTACGATAAGGACGGGCATACTATAGGACAGACAGTATTAGATATTCCTTCAGGTGTTCTAAGCACCGTCAAAGATTACGTGGAGAGGTATAAGAAGGCTCTATATAAAAACAACGAGATATAGTCACGAACCTACGAGAGATAAAGGGAAAACAAACAAAATAGGAACTATGAGTAAGAAAACGACTGAACACGCTTTCAGTGTTCTAAAAAAAATCATGGCAGGACTTAACCCCGACGTAATCAAGGACTACGAGATGCCGACCCTGTGCAACATGGAAACGGCAAGGGAAACGGGTTTTGCTATTATTCTGACGCTGAGCACCAAGTTTGACTATACAAGCACGGTGCTCGACTACTGGCGAAAGCGGCTGAAGGCTGACGACTACATGATTAGTGTGAAACGCAACCAACTGCGAGTGAGATTCAACGTAATGTATGATAAGAAATAGGGACTATGGACCTACGAGAGATAAAGGGATTTCCCGACTATGTATATGACGCAGAAACGAAAAACATAGTCAATATAAGGAAATGGCAACCGCTGAAGATACGCTGTCAACATTCTACCCTGCTGACCG